CGTACACCGAGGGACTCAAGCTGTTGGGCTTGCAGTACGAAGACCGCACGGAGCCGTGGCAAGGAGCCAGCGGCGTGTTCCACCCCATGATTACCGAGGCCGTGGTGCGCTTTCAGTCGGAGACCATCACCGAGATGTTTCCTGCCCAAGGGCCTGTACGCACAAAAATTGTCGGTAAAGAGACGCCGGAGAAACTGGAGGCGGCGGACCGAGTTCAAGAAGACATGAACTACCAGTTGACCGAGGTCATGCGTGAGTTCCGGCCTGAGCAAGAGCGCATGCTGTGGAGCCTGCCTGCTACGGGTTCAGCGTTCAAGAAAATCTATTTTGACCCCAGCCTTGGGCGTCAGGTCTCCATGTTCATACCGGCAGAGGACATCATCCTGCCCTACGGGACGACCGACTTGGATACGTGCTACCGCATCACGCACGTCATGCGCAAGACCGATAACGAGATTATCAAGCTCCAGAAAGCCGGGTTCTACCGCGACATTGAGCTACCCGAGACAGACAAGGAAAGCAGCGACATCAAGCAGGCCAAGGACAAAGAGACCGGCTTCAGCGACATCAACGACGACCGGTACACAATCTACGAAGTCCACGTTGACCTAGACATAACCGGGTTTGAGGACGAGGACAAAGAAGGCATGACCGGCATTGCGTTGCCATACGTGGTGACAATGATTAAGGGCAGCAACGATGTGCTGGCCATCCGTCGCAACTACCTAGAGGATGACGAACTCAAGCTGAAGCGCCAGCACTTTGTTCACTACCAGTACATCCCCGGCTTTGGCGCCTACGGGTTCGGGCTGTTCCACCTCATCGGCGGGTTTGCCAAGAGTGCGACCAGCATCATGCGCCAGTTGGTGGACGCCGGTACGCTGTCCAACCTGCCCGGTGGTTTGAAGTCACGCGGTCTGCGCATCAAGGGCGACGACACTCCCATCCAGCCGGGTGAGTTCCGCGACGTAGACATCGGCTCCGGTGCGCTGCGCGACAACATCCTGCCGCTGCCGTACAAAGAGCCCAGCCAAGTTCTATACACTTTGCTGAATAACATCGTAGAAGAAGGTAGAAGGTTCGCGTCCACCGCGGACATGAAGATTAGCGACATGTCCGGGCAAGCCCCGGTGGGCACAACGCTGGCCCTGTTGGAGCGCCAGCTCAAGGTCATGTCGGCGGTGCAAGCGCGACTGCACTACACGTTTAAGCAAGAGCTGCGGCTGCTGGCGGCAATCATCCGTGACTACACGGAGCCCGCATACGACTACCAGCCGGACGTGGGCGGGGCTACAGCCAAGCGCGAGGACTACGACCATGTGGACGTGATTCCCGTCAGCGACCCCAACGCAGCCACCATGAGCCAGCGGGTCGTCCAGTATCAGGCGGTCATGCAGATGGCACAGACTTCGCCTGACATCTACAACATGCCCCAGTTGCACCGCAACATGCTGGAGATTCTGGGCATCAAGAACGCCGACAAGCTCGTGCCCCTGCCAGAAGACCAGAAGCCGCGTGACCCGGTGACTGAGAACATGTCGGTGCTCAAGGGTGACCCGGTGAAGGCGTTCCTGAACCAAGACCATCAGGCGCACATTGCGGTGCACATGTCCATGTTGCAAGACCCAATGATTGCAGCCAGCATCGGACAGAACCCCAAGGCCCCGGTCATCCAAGCCGCGCTCATGGCGCACGTTGCCGAGCACGCGGGCTACCAGTACCGCAAGCAGATTGAGGCGCAGTTGGGATTGGCCCTACCGCCCGAAGACGAGGACTTGCCACCGCAGATTGAGCAGGCGCTGTCCAGCATGATGGCGCAGGCCGCGCAGCAGGCGTTGCAGATGAACCAGCAGCAGGCGCAACAACAACAGGCCCAGCAGCAAGCCCAAGACCCGATGGTGATGATGCAGCAGCAGGAGTTGCAGCTTAAGCAAGGCAGCTTGCAGTTGGAGGCGCAGAAGGTGCAGCAGGACTTTGCGATTGAGCAAGCCAAGCTGGAGCTAGAAAAGCAGAAGATGGTGTTGGATGCGTCAGCTAAAGCGGACGCCAACAACGCACGCAAGGAAGAAAGCGCAGCCAAGATGCAGTTGGAGGGCGTCAAGGTCGGAGCTTCCATCCGGGAGAAACAAGCCCAGCAGAAGTTTGACCAAGAACACGCAGGCGTGAAGCTGGGTGCACAGATTGCCAAAGACCAAGCGACGCAACAGACCCAGCAAATGGCACAAACCACAACACCGGAGATTGAAAAATGATTCAAGATTTCGCACGCGTATTGCGCGAACAAATACGCACGGATATGAACAACTACGCGGACGACATGGCTGGTGGGGCCTGCCGTTCTTTTGAAGAGTACCAAAAACTTTGCGGGGTGATTCAGGGCCTAGCCACCGCAGAGTCCTACCTGTTGGCCCTGCTGAAGAAAGTTGAAAACGATGAGTGATATTCTTTTGCCTCCGGGGGTCGAAATGCCCCTACCCATCCAAACGTCAGACAAACCCGACGCGACAATGACGGATGCGGAAAAAGCCAAGCAGCTACCCGACCCATCGGGGTACAAGCTGTTGTGCTTCTTGCCTGAAGTTGAAGAATTGATTGAAGGCACAAACTTCCTCAAGTCGAAAGACATGATGAAGCGTGAAGAAATAACCACAGCAGTTCTGTTTGTGGTCAAAGTTGGCCCCGACGCCTACTCCGACAAAGCCAAGTTTCCCACAGGCCCTTGGTGCAAGGAAGGCGACTTCATCCTCACCCGCACGTACGCAGGTACACGGTTCAAGATGTACGGGCGCGAAATGCGCTTAATCAACGACGACCAAGTTGAAGGTGTTGTGCAAGACCCGAGAGGAATCACCCATGTCTGAGTTCAAATTTCCCGACGAGATTGAAGACGAAAAAACCGTCACCGTTGATATTGAAGGCGGCGACAACGACATTGAAGTCGAAATCGTAGACGATACCCCGGAGCAAGACCGCGGTCGTCAAAAACTGGAAGAGCCGGTCGAAGACCCCACGGACGAAGAGTTGGAGAAATACAGCTCCAAAGTCCAAGACCGTATCAAGAAACTGACACACGCACGGCATGATGAGCGCCGCGCCAAAGAATCCACCTTGCGGGAAAAGCAGGAGCTGGAGCGGCTGGCTCAAGCTTTGTTGGACGAGAACAAGCAGCTCAAGGGCTACGTAGAGCAGGGCACAAAGCAGATTGCCGCTTCCGGCTTGTCCGCTGCGGAAGCCGCGATGGCAACGGCGCGGCGTCAGTACAAGGAAGCGCAGGAAGCCTTTGACACCGACGCCATCATCGCCGCGCAAGAGGCCATGACCGACGCCAAGTTCAATTTGGAACGGGCCAAGAGTTTCCGACCAGCCCCTTTACAAACGTACAGCGATAGTGTACAAACGCAACAACCTGTGGCCCGACAGGAGAAACCTGACCAAAAATCCCTGCGCTGGCAGGCAAAAAACCAGTGGTTTGGTTCTGAAGGGTTCGAGGAAGTAACCAGCTATTCATTAGGGCTGCACCAAAAGCTAGTGAACTCGGGTATTGACCCGCAAAGTGATGAGTATTACGCTCAGATTGACAACAGTGTAAGAACCAAGTTTCCAGAAGTATTCGGGAGTAGCCGGAGTGAAAGAAACCAGAGTGAAAAAAGTCAGCGTCCCGCATCTGTGGTAGCCCCAGCGACCCGTTCGTCAGGGCCGAAGAAGATTCAGATTACCCCGTCAGCACTTGCGTTGGCAAAGAAGTTTGGATTAACCCCGCAGCAGTACGCTGCTCAAGTAGCAAAATTGGAGTCTTAATATTATGGCAACTCGTGATACTCGTGACATTGTTTCCCGCGAAAAATCTGCGCGTAAGGTCTATCGACCGTCCAGTACGCTACCTGACCCCGACCCAATTCCCGGTATGACGCACCGCTGGATTGCGACACACATCCTAGGGCAATCTGACCCTACGAACGTGTCTCGTAAATTGCGTGACAATTGGGTTCCGTGTAAGGCAGTGGATTACCCTGAGATGATGCTAACCGGCAACGAAAAGACAGGCAACATCGAGATTGGCGGGCTGATGCTTTGTGCACAGCCAACCGAGAACGTAGAAGCTATGGCTGAGTACTACAGCGGGCAAGCACAGCAACAGATGGACTCGGTAGACAATAGCTTCTTGCGTCAGAATGACCCGCGCATGCCGTTGTTTTCGGAAAGAAAATCGACTTCAACGCGTGGCGGTTTTGGTCTCGGTCTTAAATAAATAGGAGTTTTTTCATGGCATATCCTGTCGTATCAGCTCCGTATGGACTGTTGCCGCAGAACCTGATTGGTGGTCAAGTATTTGCAGGTTCGACCCGCATGTACAACATCCAGTACGGTTATGCGACCAACATTTTCTACGGTGATTTCGTTGTTCTATCCCGTGGCTTCGCCACACGCGCCTCAGTATCTACTGGCTCTAGTCTGAATCAGACCGTCGGTATTTTCTTGGGATGCACC